CTCAAAGGTAGAATAAGGAAACTTAACTTCGAGAACTCTCCTGTTAAGGACGTGAACTTCAAAGAAGTTGAACTCAATCAACGGACGTACTCTTACGCCGAAGCCAACTTAAGGAGTTGGGTTAGCCTGTCAATTTATACCAGGTACTAACATAACCTTCTTCTAAAAGAAAGCATAAGAATATCCCCAACCCAACTAAGGGTTACCCGCGGACTGACCAAACAGAACGTTTGTACCAGTAATCGTGGTATTGGAGATAGTGATAATAAGAGTCTGACCAGCATCAGCATCGACCTCAATAGCATCAACCTCATTAGTGAGGCCGGTATTGATTACGTCGATAACTTCTGCAGATGTGGCAGTACCAGTTGGATTAATACCAGCTAACCCAGTACCAACAACAGTACAGGTAACGAAACCTGACCATGGTTGAGTAAAAGTTAGAGTAGTAATCGAAGTGGTAGTACCAGTAGAGGAGACGGTGGCCGGAAGATTCCCAATCTTGGTCGCAAAAGGCGCAGCATTTGAGGAGCCAGAATAGGCTGCCCAAAGTGCTTCACCTTGGCGAGCATCACCCAAAAGGGGAGTGTAGAATCTAACGGAATACTCAACATAGAGTTCACCGATCAAGGAGGTACCAGCTTGGCCTTGTGTTGACACATAGGCATTAGCGATATCATACAACTTGATGTCGAGATTTGCAGCAAGAGCACCACTTCTAACGAAGGATGACTTATTCTTAGACAAATCTTCTCTCATACTAGTATGTTTACAAGACGCCCAAGGGGGGCTACGAACAGAGCTTCTATAACCTAGAGCCTGTGTCTTGTTAACAGGAGCCGCATCTGCAGCGTCGTAATCAAGAGTGATTAGGACGGTGCCAGTGGCTGAGGTAGCAGACTGGGTTTCAAACTCGAAGACGAGTTTCTCAAAGTTGTAAGATTCAAATCTTTGAGCAATGGCGTTAAGCCAAGGAAACGTACCATTCTGACCAGGATTGACAGCAAAAGTGTTGTTGGTGAAAGCAACAGACCCAGAGATATCAGAAATGAACTCTCGATGGGAGATGAGGATATCACCATTAGGTAATCCTTGCATCCGTGGCTTAGAGCCTTGACGGATGACACTTTTGGCAATCGGAGCGGAGACGCTCATATCACCTCTCTGCACCCTAAACTCATTTTGGTTCAGGGGCCCAATAAAATTGGGGGATAGGGGACTCCTTTTATAAGAGTTCCCCTTGGGGCGAGGTCTATTCTTACCGGACTTCGAGCGGGGGCGTTGTTGTTTTACTGATTTTTCCATGTTCTAGTATGGGATCCATTCGAACAGAATGGACTGTACATCCTATGTAACACGAGGATCTTTACCAGTGAATCAAGACCGTCATAATAAACGGGTAAAACCAAACTTAGGGCTTTGGCCTTTCTGTCCTATCTCTAGATATAGACAACTTGATAGGTACGACGATCACATCGGTTCGTTAATCCTAACTCGTGCACAGCCGTGCAGTCTCTCGGCATTTAGTCCAGACACATTTGGTCTCGTAAATCTGTTTACATCTACCTTCGGATTCGGTCCTCAGACCTACATACCGACCTCGATGTCACGGGTGTTTCCCGAGCAGATAAATCTACCAGCAATGAATGCATTTAGCAACGTAAATATTTACATCATCCTCCTCGAGCGATGAAAACGTTTTGGCTGTTTTACAACATAGAACCCCATGGCTAAGTTTAAAGACATTCCAGGTCAAAAGGATCAAGGGACAACCTTGAATCAGAAATATGGATCACAAACAAACAACATGACTAAAGGTCATTTACTAACATCTATATCATAGTTGCTACCGTCTAACGGTTCAAAGTCATAAGACTTTTTAGTAAAATAACTGAGATTATTGCTAGAATAAGCATCTAAAATCTCATTGTGATAACCAACTTGTTCGGAACTTGATTTATTTATTAAGTTCGCAAGATATTGACCCATAGGAACACGACATCGTAACTTTTTTGGAGGTTCATAGAAATGAATACCCAAAGTCTTCCAGCAATGAGCATGGATTTGGTCGTTAAATTTCTCTTTTGGTAGAGAATGTTCCCTGGTGGAGAATTCCGGCATAGTATATTCGTATTCTGTGGTCCGCCTATGAGCGACCATTGGTAGAATTGGGACCTTTGGGTCCGATCCCTTAAACGGGCGTTGGAAGTCGGGTTCACAACCGCTGGGTCGAGTATGATAATACTTAGCCGCAACGATCTTATGAACTTTCTTAACTTTCAAATTATACCCAAGATAGACGGGAGTCTTTTCGACTCGAGACCGTTTTCTATCTAGTTCACGGGGGGGGATTTGAATCCCACAACCCCCTACAGAACAGGGAAGGAATATATTTCTATGAAAAATCGTCTTATGACCACGAATATTGAGCGTGGATTTAGTTTCCTCATTGATTTTATCCTTATGTAAGGAGAGGTAATTATAAAGCATAATTTGACGATTTCGGAAGCAACCTTTTAATACTTCGTCGATACACTGTACGAAGGAATCAGGACGTAAAGATTCGTCCTCAACTCCCCTTTCACCCTGAACTTTATGTTGTCCGTAAAACAGACCAACATTCAAAAAAGGAATAAGGTAAGGGGTAGAGTTGGCTTTCTTAAGACTATGATGAATGGAAACTGAATTCACATTAGCATAAGTATCATGAACATAAGCTTTGCCTGGGCTCATCTGGAGACCCACGGATCGTCCAATCCGGACGTGATCCTCCCATAATTTTTTGGGGGCGGCGTAGAGCATATCATCACCATTGATTAGTGTATGATTCAGCCTCTGTTTCTTGGTCCATTTTTTCTGGATATCCCGGGTCACCTTAAGGTAGACGCCGAGGTTAGCTAGACACAAAATGGGGAAGCTTAAAATACTTCCCATCAACTGACCGTTCGTCATTGTTCCTCTGAGGTCTCGGGAAAAAGTTTTCCGACCACTCATTGGTTCAACTTCGACAGTAGGATAGTACAAATCGTGCATACCTAAGACAGAGAAAGCTCGCTTATACATGCTTGGAGGGATTAACTCAAAGATCTCTTCCATGATTTGCCGACTATACTGATAGGATAAACCATCAGTAGCCGCGGAATAGTCAATTGAAAACCATTCCCAATCAGGATGAGATTCTTTTTTAAGATCCATCATGTCGGTAGGGCAAAAAGGACGCCCAATTAAACGAAAGCAGGACATCTTCCTCATATAAGAGTGAAGTTCCTTTTGAAGTGCCTTCATCGAATAATAGGGTAATGATTCACCCTTAGATATTATTCGAATTTTCATCGGTTCTAAAACCGCCTGAATTGTACAGGAAAGTGTATCTTCCTGCAATTTTGATGACAGGGAGCCTAAGCTCGACCAATCATCAAGGCCAGAGGGAATTTTAATCTCTCCTTCGTCATCAATTTTGTTCAACTCTGGAATACCTAGAAAGGTACTCTCATCGCTTTTTTCAAAGGCGATTGAACTAAGATAACGGAATTGACCACCATCTTTTCTAGTTGACTCAAATGAAGCACTACCTTTTGGTACATAGTTGAGAAAATCTTCCGATTTAACAACTTTGCTTAAATGCTTCTTAATCTTCCCTAATACATATTGAAAAGTAGTATCAGAGAAGATATCGTCAATCACGGCTTCGTCTCCAGGATCAGGAGATGTCAAAGCTACGAGGTGATCATCGTACGCTCCCTCAACCATATCATCACTGACTGGGAGAGAGCTACGTTTGGCCTGGTACCAACTGTACCAAAAATGCGTATTTTTTTTATTAAAAGATAGCAACCGGCTCTTAAAGAAAGACCGGAGTACTCCAGATGGTTTAAATTCAACATCAGGAGTTGGAGGAAGCTCATTACGTAAATATTTAGCGATAGGGTAGGACAAAAGGTATTTCATCCTTTTCATCCACACCTTTTCGCTAGAAGAACTATTTGCGTAAGCTCGTATCTGCTTCTCAGCGGATATGATTATTTTACTATGGCATCCATGATGTCGCATTAGTAGAGTGATACCTCTAATCACTGCCTTAGTACGTTCTGGGATAGTTGTCCGAGTGTGGTGTACTTTTCCACTTACTTGCCTCAACTCAGAACCCGAAGGTTGTGAGGAGTCTCGTCTCGGCACCCGGGGTACATCCCCGGATCGTCGCGTCGAAGAACTCAAAATGCTCTTGCCAACACACGGAAAGGTTGAGTAAAGGATGTCAGTCCTTTGCGAAAACCCTACCATGGTAATTAGCTAGTATCAAGTTGAATCAATTCAACACTTTGGTATTTGTATTTAGCGAAAGCTAGG